TTATTAAGACGACCTATTTCAATATTACAACTAAATCGACTTACAATAATATTTTCTAGCTCAGACGCCTCATCGCATACTATTAATTGTCTGTGCTTTAAATGATCTGGTTTATAAAAAAAGCTAAAGTAGTTCTCTATACTAATCTTTGCACTAATAGAATCATTTCTTGCTTCGTAATAATCACACCGATTGCAATCCCAGCATTCCTTTTTAAGCTTATTGCTAAACATACAGGGGGCCTGATCAGCTGGTGATCGATCATCAAAATTACAAATATACGACCCCTTACCTTTAAGAGGCTTTATATCTTTAAAGTCTCTAGTGTACTGATCTTGAAGAGCTTTAGTAGTGGTTAATATTGACGTACCATATCTGTTACCTTCAAACTCATCCGCATATTCATATACAAGCTTACCATTTTCCCAGGTTGTTTCAAACGCAGTATAGTTTTTAACTAGTTTAGTTAAGCGAGGAGTTGGTTTTCTAAAACCGTTGGCAATGGTTTTAGCTATAAAACTCTTTCCACATCCAGTAGGCCCTTGAACAATTATAAATTTATATTTGCTCAGGCTATCAACAATATTAGGTATTGCGTATTGTTGACTACTCGAAGGGTGATATCCCTTAGGAAAATGTTTTATATCCATTCAACTAGTATAGCTCTTCTATAGAAAGAAGCAAGTCACAATACTTGTTACGATGATTTGTTATCATTCTATTAACTCTTGGTTTCCATAGCAAATCACATCTATGAATATGTTCAAGCCTATAGTCAAAATAATATATATTATCTTTCCGATGAATATTAAACGGATATAATATTTCTAGCTTTTTACCTGTAGTAAATAAGAGTTTGATATTGAAGTCTTTAATGTCGAATAATTGAATTTGCCCGGTGCCTAATATTCTTTTTTTAGATGTTATCTTTACTGTACTCAGCAATAAAGATTTTAAAGTATTTTCTACAAGTTCAAAGTTCATGTATTCATAAAGGCCATTTTCTCTCCTGAAGACATAGGAGCAATTTTCTCATTTATATATACCCAAAATGTTTCATCAGCTTCAAGGGTTGTTATTAAGTCTACAGTATCACAATTGATAGTTCGAAAGTCTTGCATTAATATATCCCATGTAATAATTAAATTTTCTTGATTAGGATTATATTCGGGAGCCATCCGGGGTGGTCGATAATTTAAAACCGTTCGACCTTCGACCGAGTTTAATAATTGAACATTATTAGTACACAACATTCTTCGAGACGGTGGTCGACCAGGCTTTAGATTACGTCGCGCAAATTTAACTTCACACACTTTATTAAATTACTCAGACCTACTATCATCGGGCTCTATCTCTTCACATATACCAAAAAACCTATCCTCATTTAAAAATATACAATCTCTAATAGAAGAGTCAAATCCAGTAACAGATAAATTATCAACCTTAATGCCCTTGTCATCTGGAAAGCAAACAATATCCCCTGGCTTAGTATAATTACATTTCGGCCCTACTAATATTACTCGCGCCATTCTCCAGGTGCGGCGTACTTGAGACAGTGGTATATGAATACCGTTTCTAATAACACTATTACCATCTTTGGACAAATCTACATATTGCGCCAGCACAATATCGTCCATGACTCTATTTAACTTATACCCGTGCAAACTAAATGTGTCTGTATTTTGATATGTATCAAGATCAATCAAACTCCTCTTAACAGAATGATCAAATGCATCACGCTGGGAGTCAGTTAGATCCATTTTATCTATCGCTGTATCATACTGCTTCTGTTGCTTACTGTTCATACTTTTTAATATTTACGCCAAAATTTTCCGAATACAATTGTATTTCTCTCTGTGAGAGTTCATGTCGTCTAGATAACAACTCGAAATCTTTTTTATCTACCTTTTTCTTTTTTACATATCTAATAAATTTACGCTTACCCTTAGGTATTAAGTTAAATAAAAAGGTATAATGCATTTCATTATTAAACACTAGTCCATATCTATTAATAGTGTTGTTAATTAACAGAGTCGACTCCTTATTGAGGAAAGTTATATACCTATTGGTAATATAAGCAGAATACAATTGAGAGTCTGTAATATTAATGTCTAATTGCTCTTTGTCGAAGGCGATATTATTAACAAAGTCAAAAAAACTATTAACCGGTTTTCTTTTAATTAAATTCATGACTGTCTTTGTTCTTTAAGGAACTTTTATCAAAGTTTTGCGAAAAAAATTGGACCATGGCCATGGGGCACGCGAAGGAAATTCCAAATAGGAAAATCACCGCGAGTTTGCAAAAAATTTTTAGATATACAACTCGGCCTCATAGGGTCAGCTTTGTAGTTGCAATAAATGCGTCGTCCACCATGGAATAGTAGGTATCTATCATGATTTTCATGAAGTCTTCTGCTTGTTCGTCGGTTAAATTAGTGGAATATGCGAAAACTGGCGCGTTTCTACCGGCAGTGACATTAATTGCAGTGTGACCGATCGCAACATTGTCTTTTGAATAGGTAATACTGACACTGCACTTACCTTTTGGTTGAATCACTCCGTTTTGCTCGAACTCTTTATGTACGATTAAGTCATCACCGTCTACTTCAATGGGTGCTTGGAGGTACTTCGTTGACAACAAGTTCGCAATTTGTGTATTAAATAATCTTTGAAAGAAAACAGCACCAAGAGGATCAAGATTAGGAAGTTCCCAGCAAAAATTAATAGCATCATCAGAATAAATAAAATCGTTGTTAAGTAAGTCTTCATTGTCAATCATTCCTTCGGTTTCAACCTTCATCGGTGCGCGGAACGCAACAATGTTACCAATTGGTAAAGTTTTCTTCCGAAAATATTTATAAGCGAACCGGTTGTGAATTAAAGTTCCATCATACAGATCGATATCTTTTAAAATCATACTAAATATTATATGACAGCTGTAAAAAAATCAACATGAATATACATTTATTTTCAACAATCTGTTTAGATGAAGATGAATATCCAGATTTAAATTTATACAGACATTATATAGATCACTATAAAAAATTAGGCATACAAGACGAAAACTTTCACATTGTACCGTGCGGTGTTGATTCATATAAAGAAACGTTTGAAGATTTTGAGCAAATAAATAAACAAAATAATATTCTCACTCTAGATTTAGTTCCCAAAAAATACGACGTGTGGAAATCACACTATATATATCTCGAGTGGTATAAAAAAATAAATCCGGACGACTGGATCGTTAGACCAGATCCAGATGAATTTAATGACTATGGTCACTTTAATACAATACAAGACTGCGCGACATATTTAGAAAAAAATAATTATAAAGCGCTTAGAGGTTCATTAATGGACCGGGTATCGAAAGATCTTTATTTAAATAAAGTACGATACCCTGATGAGTTATTTGCACAGTTCCCAGTTCAAGCAAACATAACAAAACACGCATTATCAGCCACATGGGAAAAACTTTTATTATTTAAAGCAACGGTACCAATTCGACCCGGTCATCACGATATGATATGGAACCCAGATAAAATAAAAATTACACAAAAGAGCAAACAGTATTGGGTCCGAACACCAAGACCTACTCCTGGAATATATGATACAAATTTTAAGGTGTTCCATTTTAAATGGACAAGCACTTTAGTAGATAGATTAAACAATATAAAACATAAAAACCTATATAGTAGTTTTAGTAGAGACAAAGAAAAAACTAATAATATTATTACTGGGGATCGATTTAATATTATAATACAGTAGGATCAAATATTTGACCGTCACCGTGCTTTTTATTCCCCATGTTATATCGTTGAGAGCGAGTAGTATAACTAGGAGTAGTTTGCTCCTCTTCATCGATTAAACTTTCAAACATAGTCTGTTTGCATAAAAATGGTGAGAAGACATACGCGTTATAATATTTGCGTGCAAACACCGTCCCAGTTAAGCTCGCTGTTACACCATCAGCAGCAACTTGAATAGGGTAGAATCTACTTAACAATTGTTTTGCAATATTTGCTGTTAAGGCACAACAAACCGCTCCACCATATTCCTTATACCCTGTATAAAAATAATCATTTACCTGAATTCTTTTATTAGCAAACTCAGGCTCTCTTTTACTATCAAACGGGCGCCAAGAATGAAAATGAATTATGTCCCAATTGTCAGGAATATATTCTTTCCACTCTAATGCGTTATCACATAAATCTATATCAAAATATATATCATCTTCTACAACTAGAAACTTTTCAACACCGTCTCTTATTGCTGTTTTATATGCTTTA